GATTTTTCCAGGTGTCGAAATAGTCTTTCTAAGCCTTTTTCAAAAGCTTGAGTTAGACGCATTAACCATCCAGCTACACCTTCCACCGATCACCCTCCTTCTGATTAGGACTTAACTGGTGTGTTTTCAAACTCGGAGACATGGAAGAGATTGCCGAATTGGCCAGTCTTGCCATAGACAACTTCGTTATCGGTAGGCAGGCCAGCAAAGCCACTTCTCATCGCATAGTTAAGACAAGCTGGATTACCGTTTGCGTTCATCCAACTACCCCCGGTGACGTTCTGCCACCAATCTTCAATGCGCAATTCTTCATGAATGTTGCCCATGTGATCTTTGAATGGCTTGTTGAGTTTTACTGTTTGCCCGGCCATCGGATGGGCTTCTCTAATTTTCGTTTGCATAACCGTTAATCTCTCCTTATAGGTATTGCGTTCTTTTTGCATTTCTCGATCACGTTTGTTTGAGCCACTGACTGATCACATTGAGTACACCACCAGTACGGCCTGCCTGTTCTGGTCATCATTGTGAATTTCAATTTGTGGCCAGCTTCAGCCCATTGGCAGAGCCAGTCGTAAAATTCTTGTTGATGGCCAGGCAAGCTATGCATTTACTTAGTTCCAACTCTGGCTTGTAGCATCTTCACAATCTTGATCAAGCTAGATACTTTCTTCTCAAGGGCTACCACGCGGGCTTCTAGCTCAACGATGCACTTAGCTTGCTGTTCGGCATTTTCTTTTAGGAGTATTTCTCCGTGTGTTTGAACAAACTCCCAGCCAGGAGTCGGTTTAATCGGCTTAACTTCGCATGTAGTAGCACCATTGCCTTGAGCCATGGCGGCTCCGGTAGTGATAATGAGTGAAAGTAATAGTGCTTGTAATTTCATTTGTCTTTCCTTTGTAATATCGAACGTGTAATCACTTGTTAGCTGGAAACTGTTGTTTTGTGCATTGCAGAGAAATCACCATCCATAGTTACTGGCGTGAGGACTGACCATACAATGCCGATAGCCAGCGATGAGTTGCACCAGCCACCGTAATAGCCATTAGATTCATTGCGATAGATAATGTCGCAATAGCCTTTGTCGGTCACGATCTTAACGCCATAGAATTGGGTAAGATCGCCCCATTCACTGTCTCTGATGTCGTCTCTAGCGTTAGCGATGTCTTCGATCTTGGCTATGGTGCCACCCAGCAAAACTGAAATGCCATTGATGTCGTTAAAGTAACTACTTGAACAGCAATCGCCTTCTGCTTGAAACTTAATTGCTTCATTGGGGCCAGTCTGAAGATAAAGCAACTGATCATCATCACTGACAAAGACAGCTTCAATCTTCTTTCCTATAAAGTCTTTCTGCTCAGCTCCGTACATTTAATTTGCTCCTTTAAGTATCAATTAGTCGGCAGACGGTTCGGCGTTCTTACCGATCACGGCTCTAATTGCCCGTTCTTCCACGCATACGTATTTTTTGCCGTCAACTTCGAAAGGCTCCGCAGCGAGCGATTCATATATAACGAAATCGCCGACTTCGACTTCGGGTGCGATCAATACGCCGCTCGTTGTGTGGTTGCCTGGGCCGACAGCTGCGATGACGCCGCGATCTGGCTGTGAGTTCTTCCTGGGTGCGAGGAACAGGCCGGACGCGGTCTTTGTGATCGGCTCGCCAGGCGTGATAAATACTTTGTCGTTTAATGGCTGTAGCATTATTTCCCCTTGATGAATACGCCAGCAGTCGTGCCAGCTTGCAGTAATGTTGTACCGGCGCTAAGTGCTGGCTGATAAGGCGCTGCAACTTCACCGAATTTGATTGTTAGATCGCTTGTCAGAACGGCAAGCTTTGTAAACTTCGTTTTATCCGATGCCATCTTTAGCGGATGCCATACGAATTTTCTAAATGGATAGGTTGTTTTCCAGAAGACCGGATGCTTTTCTTTGAAGATCAGCGGACGACCGGAATGATTAAGGATTGGGCCCTTTAATGTTATGCCGGACGGAGTAACAGATCCGGTAAAACTTGAATTAGTGGTTTGCGCCATCGCATTTGGTGCAGAAGTAAATATTACCACGAGCATCGCGAATATGACGCATATTTTCTTGTCTTTATTTTTATTTGATTGCATTGTTTGCGTTCTCCTTTTCAGCTCTGCCCCATTTCACGAAAGCGCGATTAATACGCTTCGGCTTTGTCAAAATCACGCCGTACTCATGTACGAAGATTCGCCCACCGAATCGCACGTAAGCATTAGAGCCGTCTGGCATGACGATCGATCCGGCTTCGCCTTGGTATCTGACTTTGTCGCGGCTGATCTTCTTCAGCTTTGCGTATTCGGGCAGGAGCAAATAGCCTGGTCCAATGCGCTCGGTAACTAATGCAATTTGTCTAGCTGACAGCGACATATTTGTTCCCCTCTCTTGATTGACCGTGATCAATATTCGTAAAGCCTGTAGTTTCTGCGCGGAAGCCTAGATAGACAGTGCCTGCGGGGCCGCCACGATTCTTGGCGACAATAATCTCGGCGACGCCATTGTCTTCGCTGGCTGCGTTGTAATACTCATCGCGATAAAGCATTAAGACCTGATCGGCGTCTTGCTCGATTGAGCCGCTCTCGCGTAGATCGCTTAGCATTGGGCGCTTATTCTGCCTCGCTTCTACAGCGCGTGAAAGTTGCGACAAAGCGATAACCGGTATTTGTAATTCTTTGGCGGTCTTCTTTAAGTGCCGAGTAACTTCGCTTACTTCTTCGGTGCGATTTGAGTAGCCTTTCTTATTCGATCCGCCGAGTAGCTGTATGTAATCGATAATCACCATATCGAGGCCGTGCGCATATTGCAAGTATCTGGCTTTGTTCTTGACTTGGGCGACGCTGTCATAACTTTGATCGTCGATAAACAGCTTTGCGCCAGCTAGCGTTTCCTTGGCTGCTTCGATCCGCGCCATGTCTTCATCGCTAAGATTGCCGCTCGATATCTTGCCGCCTGGCACGTCAGCCAAAATCGCGAATAGGCGACCGAGAAGATCGCGGCGCGACATTTCAAGCGAAAATATAGCTATTGATCGACCGGCCTTGATCGCATTTATTGCGATCTGCAGCATGAAAGCGCTCTTACCCATTGCTGGCCTTCCGGCTACAACGATTAATGCTTGCTCTCTAAAGGAAATAAAGCGGTCCAGATAGAAAAATCCAGTCGGCATACCGGCTGAGATCTTGCCGTCGCGTAGCTTTATCAAATACTCGATAAAGTCTTCGCTTGCGTCTTGAATAGCTTCTAACTTACGCGATTCGTCGTCGCCTGAGCGTTCTTTCATCACGTTAAACATTGCTGTTTCAGCCTGTTTAAGCGCGTCGCTGGCGTCTATATCTTGCTGATAGCAAAGCTCAGTTATATTTGCGCTGGCTTTCAGTAAATCGCGTAGAGCTGCTTTATTGATGATCCGATCGATCTGGTAATCGAGCGAAGAAATACCGACCGACGCACGCATTAGATCTGTAAGGTAAATTAGATCATCGTGCAAAGCGCCAGTATCACGCATTAACTGCGTGACTGTCAGCAGGTCTATCGGCTTTTGATCGTTGCCGAGTGACGAGATAGCGTTATAAATTGCCGCGTGTTTGTAGTCATAGAAATGTGACGCTTTGAGCCGCGATCCGACGATCGGATAAGCCTCGGGCAAAGCTATACACGCGCCGAGTACATACTGCTCAGCGTCGCGTGATTGGGGTTGTAACACCATTTGTTCGTTCATTAATTTGCATCCATGCAGTTGCTAAGCCAAGGGCCTGCCAGGCGTGAGCGGCGATGCCCTTTTGTCTCTGACCTTTTACTTTCGGTTCTTTAGTCTTTTCGTCGCCCCACACAACGACCATCCGCGATCGTATCTGCGTATCCGGCGAGCCTTTTTTCTTGTCGAATGTGCCTAAAAGTTCTTTCTTAACTTGCGCACGAGTGAGCCATTGCGCCTCTGATTTGTGGCTTGCTGCCTCGATGAAACGGCCGCACCAAATAATCGTCTTGTCAATATCAGGGCCGCCAGTGTAACTTTGCAGCATTTCAAACAGAAAGACATCAAAATCAGCTTCATAAATTCGGTCCCTTATTTCTAAGTTCGTGACGTTGCCATATCCGAGGATCGAGTTGTTGTCAGTCTCGATAAGAACGTATCCGGAGTGGACACTGCCTGGATCTACGGCGAATAGTTTTATTCCAGCACCCAGGCAAACAAGACACTACCGACAAGGCCAGCGAAGAAAATCATCGTGAAAGTCGCAAGCGCTTCGGTCGCTAAGCTGTTACCCGAAAATAAGACCCAGCTGAGGCCCTTCTCTAATGTCCACGCTGTTAGATACACGCCGAGCAGGCTTAGGAGTATTTTTACGGGCAGGCTTGCGCGGGGCCACTTCGGGTTGTTCGTGAACCCGGCTAACTGTCTCATGCGTAAATTGCGTAATACCAAAATTTATACCTCTTTGTAATTTCCATTCGCCGCGTGCGATCATTTCGTCGACAGCGGCATTTTTTTCTAATAGATTTTGATGACAGATTTTCGAGACTAAGACATCGCCGCAGCTCGCCACCCAGGCCGCGTGCGCTTTGTCGTAACGGTCACTCACTGGCACCAGCCGAGCAAAAGTCAGTACCGTAGGCGGGGCAATACTGTGCGGAGCATGCCGACGATTGCGGATTGGGATTAAAAGCATTTGGGTCGCCAGTCGCTTCAAATTCGTTATAAGAAACGATCGTGCGGTTCATCACACCTTCGGCCATCTTGATCGATTCGACAAGGTTGTAATTGACTTTAACCGGCTCCGGTACGTCACGTTTACGCCGCGGTATGTGGATGATGCCCACTCGATCGACCGGTAGATCTGTTTCGCCAGCCAGCAAAGCATACGCGCCTAGCTGGGGCATGTAGTTCTTAGGCTGTAACGATCCGCCGGTCTTTAAATCGATGATATGGCGATCGTTGAGATGATAAACGCCGCCACCATCCTTGTGAATGACATCGACTTTGCCTGTGATTTCCCACTGATCTTGTCGATCGTGAGCCGGATCGGCAATTGTCGTAACCATGCTCATTTGCAGCTCTACGGCTTCTGGGTTAATTTCCTGTGCGACAGCTTCAACGGTGCCTAACATAGTCGTCAGCATCTTCTCGGCGTCGTCGGTCGTTTTGATATCTTTATCGTCATCGGTCTTATCAAATTCTTCGGCAATCTTAGCGATACCTGCGGCAAGCGCGTCATGCGACTGCGTAGTCTTACCATCCATTTTGTCGAGTAGGATTCTCTCAAACATCGAATGAGTTGCCGTGCCTAATAACGCTTTGCGATTGAACTTCCCGTGGTTAAGCTCAAAACCAGCGCGTTCAACTTCAAAACGAAATAACCTGGCGGCTCCACGCCTAGCGCAGTCGCTAAGGTCTGGTAATGCCGACGCTCTTATACTGCGCATAAACTTCCTCGTAGATAATCCAAAAGTTTGTAATTTCTTCAGCGGTCCAACCGCTTTCGGCTGCTTCATCAAGCCACAAGGCAAGGCCCTGGCTGGCCGCCATCGGTCCCACTTTTTGTAGAACCGACAGCATGCGAGCTTTATTTGGTGCGGGTAGTTTCTTGTACATAACCTGGCTCTAATTCCTTGACCGGGTTATATCTTGCTATTGCCCGTGGTGCGTCGCTTAACACCTCCAAGAGATCATGAGCAAGATCAACAGTATTTGGCTCGTAGACCTTGTTTTCGATTCTCTCGTCGCGTGCTCCTACGATAAATAGACGATGCGAATCTTGATCAATCTGGCCGACCCAGTCAAATTCATAAGGGGCATCCGACCTCTGAACCGGCTTCACGCCAGCCTGAGTAATAACTTGTCTACCGTCAACTTCTTGAATGTCATACACTTTTTTAAGGCGCATAGTGACAATCAGATGTATTGGAAGATCACGCACAGCTGTGTATAGCTTATTTTGGGCGTTAGTACCCGATCGCCAGCCGGTATACTTACCGCCCGCAATTTCTAATACACCTTTGTTGCCAGCCCAGGCATGGCTAAAGCTGTCTAGGATAATCGCTCCGTATGCGCCGGAATCAACTATCTGTCTAATTACAGCGATAAACTTGTCGGGGCTATGCTCCGCAATCTTCTCGATATCAAAATCAAATCGGTCGGCGTACATCTCAGATGTTCCGCCTTCTGTGTCTATTAGTGCGATACGTTTATCGCCCGCTAATACTTGCGCCAGCATAAGTGCCGTCAGTGTTTTACCACTTTTGGAAAAGCCGCAAAGGGCTAGTTTGACTGGACGCGAACCCTTGCGGGCTTTAGTTAGCAGCTACTTGACCAACTGGACGAGTAAAGAACGAGCTACCAACGGACTTGATCGGCGATACCGGCACCGGTGGCAACGGCTCGATGTTTTGTACTGGGGGTGGAGTCAATTCAGGATTCCAATTCGTCGATGATTTTGCGGCGCTCGGTGGAACAGTTACTGTTACAGGTCCGTCGAGATTAAGATAAACACGAATAGCCTCGCGGATCACCTCGGATCTATTTTGAAATCGTGCTGTAGCTTTTGCGTCGAGCGCTGCCAAGAATCCGGCAGGCATCGCGACTAGAACTTTCTTTGTTCCTGCGATCATATTCACCTCTTATAATGCGATTTTAAGGGTTAGCTCTTTACCATTTTTGGACAGACTCGCCTTCGCTGTGCGTGACAACATGCGGCCTTCAATATGCGTAGGGATGATTTTGCGTGACCGGTACACGCGGTTTGTACGGTAGTTTGCGGAGTTCTTTAGCGCTCTGGCAGTAAAATCACCACCAAAAAAATCGCCCAAGGTTACAACCTGTTTGACCGTCGGCTTAACAGTCTCATTTTCCCAATTACTGATCGTGCGATCTGATTCGTTAACACCACGAGCGACGTCTAACTGAGTCAACCCACGAGCCGTGCGACTAAAACGTAAGAGGCTACCAAATGATCGATAGGACATAAACACCTCATAGCTGTAACAGCGCCAAGAATGCGACCTGGCGGGCTGTTGGTTAAAGAAATAACTCCTGTGTCGTTTCGTTTCCGATTCAACACAAGAGTTATTGTATCCGTTTTTAGGTCATAACGGTGATATTAGTCGCATCAAATTTGACGTATTTGATTAGAGTCGCTTAATGAGATATCCGGGTAATATGCTGGCGGCTCACCTTTGTAGTATCCAACCATCCAATCGGCATACGGCATGCAAAAATATTCAGCAAAACGCGCTTGAGTCTTCTTGGAACCTACTCCGTGATGCAGATAGAGATTGATTTTCCGCTTGGTCATCCCGATTTCGCTGGCGATATCCGTGTATGATTTGCCCGTCTGCTCGAAATGCATTCGGACCCAGCTATTAGGGATTACTTTGTGCTTTATGCCTGACATAACACTACCTCGGACTTTAGTTGCGCGACTAAAGAGATTGCCGGAGATCGGACTTGAACCGATACACTTTTGCAAGCGATTGATTTTGAGTCATCCGGTTAGTCAGTTATTCTTTCGTTGAAAGTAAAAAACGCCCGCTAGTTTTAGCAGGCGTTGAGCAATTTACTTGTGGCGACTATCAGGCTGACATCGGATCGCTGTATCTTGGCAGTACTAATCTTGGTTTCTCGTAGCACTCGGCAATCTCTTTAGCGACGATGTCGAACATCGGGCGCAATACTTCAGGGTTGCTCTGTATGTAATGCTCAGTTACTCCGGGCTTCTTGTGGTTGAGCATGCGGCTTATATCTTCATCTCTCACGCCAGCCCGGTGCGCGTAGGTGGCGCAGGTGCGGCGCAGTGTGTGCGGGTTGCATTTGATCTTGAATATCTCTTCTAGCACTTCGTGCACGCGAGCGATCGGCGCTCTGTTTATCTCGCCTGGGCGGGCGAATACGTAAGGCGAAATCGATTCAGCTTGGCGACGCTTCAGTATGGCGAGTACGGGGCGGGTCAATGGGATGTGATGATCGCGGCCGTTCTTTGTTTGTAAGAATGTGGCAGTCGCATCGACTAGATTTACTTCGCTCCAGCGCAAGTCAGCTGCTTCGGTCGAACGAGCGCCGGTGAATAAGATAAATAGGTAGAAATCGCGTGCAGTCGTATCGCAGTGAGTATCGAGAGCCTTAAGCCATATTTTCATTTGAGTCTTATCTATAAAGCTTTTGCGTGGCTCTATCTTGTTCCATTTTTCAAGAACAGTCAGCGCGTCAACTGGATTAGAGATCGATTTAGCGTAATCGCGTGTAACTGGCTCTAGTGCGTAATATTCGCGAGCAAACACGTACAAAGCGCTCAGAACGCGGAAAACGTGATTAGCTTGGCATTTACCAGGCCCGTACGATTTACCGGCCGTAGAAAGGGCGCAGTGACGTTCCAATACTTCTGTGGACGTTATAGAAGATAGATCGCGGTCCAGCCAGTCAGGAATGCCGCGCTTTAGGAAATTGTGGTAAGCGTCAATTGTGCGATCTTTCAAGCGTGGTCCTTTAACAGCGCGAAATTGTTCGAATACTTGCATTACTGTTTTCATTGTTTAGGCTCCTCTGCGAAAAGTGTATATATAGGATGACTGCAACTGTCGCGCTTTGGGGTTGCAAAGTCATCTGTATATATTGTCCCATCGTTAACCATTTTTGACAACAATAGATTAAGTAGTCACTCGGTCTAATTTCCACGAGTTTATTACGTTTCCAGCCTCGATTTCGCCCCTTGTGTACCTTGTATGGGTAGATATTGCAGACAAAGCTCGATTTTGGCACTTTTTCATCGTATTTATATTAGATACTCTAATTAATTAGAGTAAGGATCCTTACTCTAATTTGTTATGCACTCTAATTATTTAGAGAGCAGATCCTTACTTAAATTAGTTACTTAAATTAGTTACTTACTCTAATTAGATACTTACTCTAATTAATAGGAAATCGACTTTCAGAAATCTGCTTAGATTTACACTCTCTAATAAATTGTGCATTACATACGGTGCACATATAGACTACGCAATTCTGGCTATTTACTTTCCTTCGTGTGTGTATTAGGTTCTCTCTATCGTCAGAGAAGCACCGCAAGCGGTGCGGGAGAATCAGTGAAAGTCAGACTATTTAGCGATCCGCGTCTATCAACCAGTGGCAATGCGTGTTATTGCAGAGCAGGTTATTCCTTTAAAGCATATAGTGATGCTGAGAAAGAAGAAGCCGCCAAGAATGAGCGTAGTAACGGTTATATCACTAACTTTATCGAGCTTGTTGCATTCAATGAAGATGCTGCAAAGCTTGCAAGTTTTGCTAACGGCGCGCAGATTGATGTTGTCGTTAACGGTATCAAGTGCCAAGAAGATACTTATAAGAATAGAGACGGCGTTACCGTCAACAAGATCAAGCAAGTCGTCACTGTTTCTTTCGGTGAACAGTCCGGCAGTAATAACGCTGGCGGTGCAGTCGACACTAGAGCAAATCCACCAAGCGCGAAATCATTAGGTTGGGTAAACCCAGAAGCGCAACGCGCAGCGGGGATGTTCAAGGCATGAGCGAAGCATCCGATAAAGCGCGTCTATCCCAGCTTAGCGGCGTAATCGCAGTAATGGCGCATGCGTGCCTAGAGCAAGAAGACGAGCTTACACCTGAGAATCAGACTCGACTCGATAAGCTCAATGCTCTATTCGAAGCACGACCAGACGTGCAAGCGAACTACCTAAACATCACTTTCGAAATACTCGATCAGATCATTGAGCACAGCGAACAAGCGATGAAGAAGTTTAACGAGTCGCTTACTGAACCGCAGGCAGATACTGAAAATCGCCCTCCGGCGCAGATACTCAAGCGTAAAGAGAAGTCACTTATTATTTTACCGGGGCAATAACATGGCTAAATGTGTAATCGATATAGATTTCCTAAATAAGACTCAGCCATTTAGCGAGATGCAACCACTACCCGAGTTTGTAACCGAAGTAATGCTTGAGAATACGAAGCTGCACGACGAGCGCACACTGCTTCAGCGGATGAATGACAAAATCTATGACGCTTTAGGTTTGTTATACACAGTACCTTCAGATGAAGCGATCAAGCTGATAAAGGCGCTGCAGGCCAGAATCTCCTTGCAAAAACGTGCACTCAAAGACTGTGCAGATCGCGAGCATAACGACGGGAAGACTATCGAGAATCTGCGTAGCATTATCGACATGCATAGGGAAGAAGTCGAACGAGTATCGAAAGTCTGTGACTTACAGACTCATAAAATCATGGCTAAAGACGGGACTATCGAGAATCAACAGCAACGACTCAATAATCAGAAAGCTACGATAGATGATCTGCTGGCGAAGAATAAAGAGCTGGTCGGCCAGAGAGACGAAGCAAGAGAATCGGCGCGTATAGCTTCTTATATGCTGGCATTTCCACCAGTAAAAATCGAGACTGTGCGTATGGGTGACTTGGAAGTACAAGAGCGTATAGCTAACCTCGAAAGCGACATCCGCCTACGTGACGAAATTATCGCCAATCAACGCGAACTGGTTGAGCAGGCAAATAGTGGATATGTGGCTTACAAGGAAATTCACCTGGCAGACCAGGCGAAGAACGAAGCACTCGTTAAACATGCGAATGACACAGTTGAACAGCTCAATAACTTAAAACGACTCGTAATGAGTACCTTCGGCCATATGGGATCAGTCGTTATTTTGAAGGCCAGATAACATGCCAACGATAGAACAGATCAAAGGCTGGATAAAACTTGCGTCAAGCGTACAGCATCGCGGATACGTATTGGCATCAGCTGTCATCCAACTTGGCACAGCAGTTATGCAACTTCAATCTGAACTGTCGGCACTTAAAAGGCAATATTCGTACCTCAAGAATAAGAACAAAGCAAGCGAGGGTAAGCCGTGAGCGAATACGAGAAGAAATACGGACCACACGTCTACGAAGCAGCTCTTAAGCGATTCAACGTATTGGTACAGAAACAAAAGAGCGAAGGACTTAGCGAAACAGAACAGAAAGAGAAGGACTTGCTGACAAGCGAATTTGGATTAAGCGAACCAGTTAAGTATCCGACTTATCATTCGTGGCATGGTGGTTATTGATGTCAGAGCAAGGAATCAAACACGACAACGGCAAACCGATGATGTCACTTATTGATCCGCTCGCATTAGGCGAAGTCGGCAAAGTAATGACTTACGGCGCGCATAAATATACAGCTAACAACTGGCGTAAAGGATTTAAGTATTCGCGGCTTTACGACGCAGCACTCCGACATCTACTCGCGCATATCGGCGGAGAAGATAACGATCCTGAAAGCGGATTGAGTCACCTAGCGCATTGCGTGTCGTGCTTACTTATGATTATCAACTTTCAAATCACACGTAAGGGCGATGACGACCGATTTAAGGCCGATGAAAATAACGCGACGGTAGAGAGTGAGCCGGAGCAGAAAAACGAGGCTGGAACGAGCGGAGAATTAAATAACCAGGCTAAGCAGGTAAAGATCTATCGGTGTGAGTTTCACAAATTAGACATTGCACGTGAAGGCTCGGCAACTTATCGAACACCATCAACAGCTATACCAACGCTATGTGATCGTGAGGATTGCGTGAATGTCGGCAAATTCTACGGGTTTGCAAATGAATAGCGTGGTTGAGTAATGGTTTGGCTAAATAGACCAACGCGAGCATTGGATCCGCATTGCAGAACATGCGAAGTTGCATTAGTTCGTGATGAGAACTGGGCGCGGTACAACTACGCAGGGAAAGTCGCCAAGTATCTTTGCAGGCAGTGCCAAAGCGTGATGGATAGCGAAAGACATAAGCGCACTTACGCTCCGAAGCCACCAACCATAAAACAAGAGCCAACTACATTGGCGAGGATGATTCGGAAACAGGCAGAGAGAATTGCTGATGGCATTTGTAAGCGCGTTAAGAAAAACCAGAAGCCTATAGATGACTTTCGTAGCATGGCTTATCTCAGGGTGGCGCTAAGCTATGTGATTGGTAGCGCTTGCCCAATTTGTGGCCAGTCATTCAAGTTACCCAATCTAAATGGCACCGATACACAAGCTTCACCTAATTCTATTTCTGTCGACTGTTTCGAGCCAACGAAAGGGTACACGAAGAACAATGCACGATTTATATGCTTTGAGTGTAATTCGCGTAAAGGTGATAACGACTTAGCAAGCATCAAACGAATTTACGAATGGATGTTAATTGGCGGACCAGATGCATTAACGCCACCAAATTGTACACCATAAGTAGTGGCAGATTATCGGCTTGTCAATTCTCTGTATTGCTGACAGGATTGGTGTTTCTGGACGGAGAGGGAAGGGCGTACTTTTGCGGCTAATGTCATATTAAGCGTGTCGATACTCAACGCCCGTGCTGGTCTTCGCTGTATTGCTGCGACTAATTATAACACTTGCATAGTTACGCAACCGTTGTATTGAAGCACCCGCCCTATTTCCTGGGACTGGTGTTACTAGTACAGTCTGTATGGTATCGATGACGTATGCACCCCCCAACCGTCATCTCATTCCCCTCCTTCCATGAGACTTTCGACGCGTGACGATACCTTTGAATGTTCGCGATACCTCAAAATATTTGAAATATTTTTCCTTATCGCCGGTATATTGCATTGCTCGTTATCTATCCGCTTTACTAATCGTGGCGGTCGCACGCAACAAAAACGCATCAGGTATTTCCTCCCTTGGTGCGTTTTTGTATATATTCCAGCGTACTTGCGTTCCGTTCGTGTGTGATGTAGGTTCCAGATTGTTGCTTATAGGTGGCGCGTGACTACAATCGCATTTGATGGGAAGGTTCTCGCGACTGATTCGCAGGTGTCTTGTGGAAACATCAAGCACTGTGACGAGCAGAAGCTCTTTCGTATAGACGGTGCCTTATACGCATTTGCCGGTGATACGAAGGATCGAGAGTTGTTCCTGCAGTGGATCGCAGAAGGTGCGTCGCCTGACGGTAAGCCCGAGCTGTGTGAGGGGGATGATTTCTCGGCTGTTGTGGTCACTAAGTATGGTGCCGCTTTCGAGTACGACGGCGATTTAATCGCTTTGCCTGTACGCGGTTCACGTGCTTGGGGTAGTGGCTGGCAAGTAGCGGAGGCGTGTTTACAGCTCGGGCTAGGGGCCGTGACGGCTATCGAAACGGCTATTAAGCTGGATTGTTATACGGGTGGTGAGGTGCAGAGTGCACTGGTACCAACAGAGGTTGCGCCAGCTTACGTTGAAGCTGCGAAGCCGGTAGCGGTGACTAAGCCGGTCGTAAAAAATATAAAAAGTAGATTTAAGAGGAGAGTAGGTAAGAAATGAGCAAGCGTGCGTCGGAGAATTATGATGATTGTTTTTATTGCGGGGCTTTCACCATAGGATCGAAAAATACTGCCGAAGGTGATCATTTTCCTGTGCCTGCGCGTCTCGGTGGTATTCTGACGGTCCGCGCTTGCGTTACGTGTCACTCCATGAAAGACAACTTCCGTCTGGATGATTGGTCTGTAAATTATTTACTCCAAGTTAGTAAGGCTCTCTTTGACGACCTTCCAAAATTAAGTCGTGATAGTCGTATTATCCTTGCGAAATTTCTTCAGCTATTTATGGATCTTATGTTTGAGCGAGGACGGCTGAAATTAAACGAAAATGAGTTGGCGGAAGCAAATAAAAGAAAAGACAAAAGACAACAGTTGCTTAGTCACTTGGAGCCAGCAGCTTAATGCCGTTTGCCTCCTTGCTTGACCCGCCCGCCGTGTAGTATTGTGTGTGCGGACGTAGTCCAGGGGGAGTCGTAGACGCCCGAAGTTTAGCCGGTGTACGACTTTAAACCGGCCGAGTAAGTCTGAGAGCTCGTTAAATATCCAGGCCCGTTTAGATACGTCGTCGAACCGTTCTTAAAAAAATCGACATAACCCGAGCGCGATGGGTGAGAAGACGCGTAAATGGTGATGTAGCTCAGTGGTAGAGCCGTCTAATTCTAAAAGACATCGCGCAAGTTCGAATCTTGCCATCGCCGAAAGCAGATAGTGATTGAGGTCCTGGCCCAAACAGCAGGGAATAGCGCACCAATCAATAGCCACCTTGATTGAAAGAGGTGGCTTTTCTGTATGCAATCGACCGTATTGCAATTTGGATAGAGGTGGATTAGGTTTCATTTCAACCGCGGGGCGAGTGCACGCGATTTGGAGTAACAAAATCACAGAAAAGAATCGCTGCCGTACGACCGGTCAGCTAGCCAGACAGGTTTCCGGCCTGATATCTGGCGAAAAAGCTCTGGCGCTTGCCGTATTAGAGCATGCGGAAAGGGATGTCGCAGTTGTATGCGGCGATCACCCCGCCACCACATTCCAGCCAGGCGTGTTTACGTCGGCACAAAAGATAAAAGAGGCACGCAAAGACTTGATTGAGTTCTTCGCTGGGCCGCATTATGAATTTTGGTGCGATGCAGTGGGCACACCAGAGCCATTACTTGAAAGAATACGTGCAAGCCAGCTGGCTAAGCTAGAGAGTATAGTAGATGAAAGGGATTAGACCGAAGAAAAAGAGCGGTCCGAAGCGCGGAACGTATAACGTAACGCCTGCGGATTGGTGCGGTATCGTTAAGAAGGACGGGACTCCGTGCCGGACGCGTAAAAAGTCGGGTATTAACACGTGCGCGATGCATGCAGGCGTCGATCGCGACGTAGAAGCGCTCATACCGGGCCAACATTACGATTTGCCGCCAGAAATGGACGTATTTGATATCCCATCGCTGTTACTTGCGCTTATCGACACGATGAACCGCGTACGTACCGGGAAGCTGAAGTCGCCGATCGGTAATTCGGTCGCGATACAAGCGCGTGAAATCGCTCGATTGTTCATCGCGCAAGAGAAATTGTCGCCAGATAAGATCGCGAAGCGTGCGTTTAGTCGTGAAGCTGCGCAGAAGATGGCGTATTCGATCACGAAGGAAGAAGCGCTAGCGTATATCAAGTCGCGCGATGCCTCGTTCTTATTGAACCGCCCGCAGCTGGAAGATTTGCCAGAATTACCGCGATTGCCGCAGGCCGATAATAAAGCGTTAAAATTGATGATCGATGATGCAAAGAAGTTAGATACAGAGTCGGCTTACGCTGACGATTTAGAGGAAGATGAATGATTAGAGTTTCGATGGATGGCATGCACGAAGCGTTAGAGCTTTATCGCGCCAAGATGTACAACGATTTGTTTAGCCAGTTGGCGGTAAATGCTGCAGCTATTGATCTTTGCTGCGGCATACAAGGCTCGGCTAATTACGTGATTCAAGCAGTCAAGGATGGTGCGAGTGTTTTCTTGCTCGATGCTAATGGTGCGCTGTTGGGTGTGTTCGTTGTTCGGGAACGGCAAAGACGTATCGAGATCGAAGTTGTCGGCAAGTCTATCTGCCACGCGAACCACGTCGACGAAATTGTCGAATCGTTCGGCGACACAAATCGCAAGTTTTACGCAGAGATATCGCCGGAGCACGCGACAGATTTTATAGCTAGCGGTTTCCGCAAGGTCGGCAGGCTTGACGGTGAGCAATTGCTTGGCTCAACCGCAGGTTATATCGTGATAGTAGAAAAGCTCCCGCAATCAAGCGCCGTGCTCGATGAGCCGGACGAAGAGGATTCAGCGGAAGACGACGAAGAAGAAATACAGGAATCCTCTCCTATTATCGAACCGGTCAGCCAGCCCCGTAAGCGTAAGAATATTCATGACGATGACAGCGGCGTAATCGAAACGGTCGAGATCACAAAAGAATCAGTGCCCTTTAAAATGCCGGAGTAAGACCAATGACCGATTTTGCACAGTTCAGCGCTTGGGGTCCAAACCCAAACCCAGATTATGCGGCGATGCTGAGGCAAATATGGCTAGAGCAAAATCGGCCCAAGTTCGATGCAAGCGCCGGAGACGCAGAGGCGTCAGCCGCTAAAGCGAGATATATGGCCGAGACTGTTAATCCACAGCTCGGCTCTATCGCTGTTAAAGATGGTCCTAATCCTAGTTCATTCGGTGCCGCTCGCCAGGCAGATCTAATCGCTGCTGGTAATCGCGGGTCAGAAGAGTTATTCCAGACTGCTAAAAACGGTGCGTATGATCGCGCTCTCAAGTTGTATCAGCTTCAGCTGCAGCAATTTAACCACGATCAGGATAACGGCACGGTCGGCCAGATGGGCGGCAGCTCAACCGGCCGGCGAGTAGCTAGTGATGATAATACAGACGGCTCTTACGGTGGTCGTATCGCCGGTGGTGTGCTTGAGTTAGGTAAGCGTTATTTGGATGCTAAGCAGCAAGGCACGTACAACCCGCAAGCCGTGGGCAACACATTCGGCACAGGTCTAGCCGATTTGATTAAGGCCCCTGTCAAATTCGGTAGCGGCGTCTTGGGTGCTCTTGGCGGAGCATTCAGAGGCTAATGTCAATCTTTTCCTCTAATGCTCAATTCGGTAATGATATAGCTGGCGGCTTTGAGTCTTGGATGCCCGGCGGTTCGTTCGGCAGCGTTGCGCGTGGTGCGCAGTCGGGCATGAATCAGCTTGGCCAGTCGCTTCGTCAGTCGATCGGTTCTTGGATGCCGAAATCCGGCACGAATCGCGGCGGATGGGGCAATGGTGCCGGTCCACAATTCGGTCAGAATGATTTTACGCTAAATGATGACGGCGAGTCTTATGCGCCGTTCGGCGGCCGATCCGGTGGTGGTGGCTTTAGCGATAACAGATACAGTTCCGCTTACAATCAGCTCGGCCAATTACAGAATGACATCCAGAATGGCAGAGACGGTAATTCTGGCCAGGCGCTAGATTATTTCGGCAGACAAGAGAAGCAGCAAAAGATCTCTGAGCTGTATAAAAATACGATGAATTTTGACGGCGAGACGCAGAGACAGCTCGCCCAGGTTCAAGACGAATTAGCTAAGCGCAAGGCGCAGGAAGACTTACGAAATCCGCGCTTATACAACGGCGTTGCGAATACAAACGAGATGCTGCAAAACGAGGCACGCGCTAAATGGGGCGTCGGCGCATCGCAGACTTACGCTGATGGTGGCCGGATTGGTTGGGGCGCTGGCAATCAACAAGGCGAAAACTTAAGAGAAGCTGCGCGGCGCGGCGTACCTGTTAGCAATATGCTGCAGGATAAAGGCGATTTCGACGCGAAAGTATTTGACCAAGGCCAGAGTATATACAATCCTGCTGCCGGTTCGGCTGCTGATCCGTTTACTTGGTTGGGTCACTCTTCGTATAACACCATGGGCATCGGCGCGAATAACACTAGCGACGTAGCTTATGGCGCTGGTGGCATCTGGAATCCTGCGCAATGGGGCAGCCACTTCGAAGAGGGTGGCGGTTATGACGCCCAAGGCGGCGGCAATGCTCAGTGGAATAAGTTTCACAAAAATAACTTGAGTTTTGGCGGTGGTAATTATATCGGCGACAAGAATTACGGCAAGTTGGCTCAAGGTTATGATTTCCAAGGCCCAACTTTTGGCGGTCCTTCGCGTGGCCCTGAAGCTAATCCGTCATACGATCCACAGGGCGCTTTGCCTGGCATGGTTCAATACTGGCGCGGTCAAGGTTACAGTCCCTCGCAGATCGATCGACTGATTGAGAAGAATGGTGGCACATTGCCGCCTCGTGCTTACGTTCCGACGAATGGCCCTTATGGCGATACTCAGAACGAGCGCCAAGCCGCTAATGATTATTATGGCAAATTGGTCGGTGGTGGCTACAAGCCAGAAGTAAGCAGCGATTACGTTAAGCAAATGCAAAAGTTTCTTGAAAACAGTAATAGTCGCTTTAGTGGCATGCAGCAAGAATTACGGCGAATCACTAACCCGATCTACGACGTACCCAATGGTGGCGCTGTCGGTTCCGGTGTTTTATCCACTGGTAATGACGTATTTGAGCAAGGCGATTACGGCCAATCATCTACGCCAGCTCCGCGCATGTCTGAGTATCAGCGGATGCGCAGCCCGTATCGCAATATGGCCGATGGATTTGATAACGGCTACTACAACGCATTGAATGATAGCAGTTTCGGTCGCGGTAATTATCGCCCGCAAAGTTTCTGGCGCACTCGCTAAAAGAAGGTAAATGATGGCAGGTTTCGGACAAGGCGGATCGGTGAATATGTCGCCGACAGCATCTTTTTTAAATAGGACTTTGCGGCCAATGCGATCTTCGATGGCTGGGGCTGAAGCAATAGCGCCGCCATCTCGCGTATTTGCCGCGGCTCCGCGTAAAGGTATAGCGTCTTTGCCGTCACCCGCTCCGCAGCGTGGCCCGCAATTCATGCCGATTGACCCGCGTATGGCAATGATGGATAGCGGCGGGGCTTATGCTCATGGTGATCCGGCCCCTGATTTATCACCAGGCGAAGTAATGCCAGGTAGCGGTATGGCTCGATCGCAAGTATTACCGATGGTGTCGCCTGTACTCGGATCGACTCGGCCTTATCCTCGCGGTATGGATCCGATGGATCTTGATCCTAACGGCGAGAATGAAGCTTATCCTGAACCGGGCGAAAACCCTGGTATTCACCAGTTGCAGCAATTAAAAGAAATGTTCCCTGACGTTGAGCGTCAGTTGTTGCCTAATGAGCTGCGCGATCAGTTGATGATGTCACGTGCGCAGCAAGGCGTAGACAACCAAGATTTAAACCCGATCGATGAGCAGCTAGCCAAGGTGGGCCGACGTCAGCCGGTAAGCTCGCTAACTCCTGAGACTTTCGACGCGTATCGCATGAAGGCTTTACAAGATCAATTTAGACAAAGCGTCACGAATAAACAGCAATTTGATCACCTGACTAATCAAGCTTGGAATCGCGACGACCGCGATGCGAGATACGATGAAGGTATTGCAAAGATTGCTAATCCTTTGCTCGGCGCGTTCATGGGCAGAGGCTCACGCGCTTATCTCGATGCAGATTCAGCCGCGAAACTGAAAGGCATCGACAGCCATCGTAATGCACGTATCCAAGAGCGTTACGCCCAACAGCGCGGTGATAACGAAATGAACGATTTACTGATGGAGCTAGATCCAAATACGCCGAAAAATATGGACGCAAGGCGCGGACGTAATCAAGGGTACATGAATAGCATTAGCTCAATGAACAGCTCGATTGATCGTGGTCAGAATTATGACTCACTCGATCAGCATAGAAATCGGCAAGACGCTAACGCCGAAGATAAGCTAGAAGAAATGGCGCGCAAGAACAATATGAGCAAAGAGCAATTCTTGCTCTCGCTCGGCCTTAAGCGCGAACAATTCGGCGAGCAAAAACGTGTCAATCAAGAAGGCACTTATAATCAACAAGGCAATATTCGATTGAGCGGCGAGCGTAACGCGCAAACGGCTATACGCGACGAGAATGCGAATCAGAATAACAAAAATAACCAAGCATTGCGTGGTCGTGGCTTAGACCAAGAGAGTAAGCGTGATGAAGCTAATCAAAGAGATAAGATTGTCAGAAACGCAATCGATGCAGGCAAGCTAAATAAAGACGGCATGCCGACAGTAAGCCAAGCCGGTCAAGATGCTGCGATACAGGTCTTTGATCCGAAGAACCCCACTCACGTTTCAACAGCTCGCGAAATCTTAGCTGCGGCGAAAGCACAACTGCCAGGGGCACCGAAAGAACAGATACACGCGCTAGCCTCGAAATTAGCACGGGCAAGAGGTCTAAACATAGAATGAGCGTTTGGGATGATTTAGAAGAACCTACACAGGCTGCGACGATGATGCTACGCGGTCAGGTGTCAGGTAGCGGGATGAGTACGGGGCAGGGCTCGGGCTTTGGTCTAGGTGTAACTTCGCCTAATTCTAGGAAGCCGCGGGCTGGCCTGATGATGTTAAATCCAGGTGGTAATGGCTACACATCAATGCATAATCCGTACAGGCAAAAAGCATTTGACTTGCCAGAAGATACAGAATTTCAAAAAGCTTTTGATGAAGAAAACCGCCAGTTAGATGCACGGGTAGCAGCTATTAAGGCTAGAGCAGCCGCGGATGATATAGAGCATCAACAGCAATTAGCGGCGAGTCGAGCCGCCCACATGAGGCCTGATCGCCCAATCCACGGGGGGGTAGATCAAATTGACTATGAGTCTGGGCAACCTCCGCGCAGGGTCCAGGATGTCGATAAGTTAATGCGTTTACAGAAAACTATTGGAGACATGAGACATCAACAAATAGTCCCTTTTGATAATTACGTACCAATGAATAAAGAGATTAATCGAATGTTTGGTCATAGGCAAGGTTATTAAATGAGCGTTTGGGACGACATCGAGAATAGTAGCGCAGCCCCTAATCGTGGCGGTTCCGTATGGGACACGATCGATGATGGCACGATACCTGCGCCGCCTAAGCGTAAGCGTGAATGGTACGAACCTAGCGAGTTGATGAATAGCGGCGCGGATCTTGTCGGTGGCATTAGTAATAGTGTCGATCGCATGGGGCTTAACAGTGAGCAATTCTTTGCGCCTGCACGTCGAGCTAACGAGCAACAACGCGGTCTAGATCCGCTACATTACGCAGCGACTAAAGTTGCAGCAGGTACGTCAGGCGCTTTCGGTTTAGCCGATGCGATTGGTAACTTTGCTACGTATCCGATTCAGCAAATGGCGCACGTCGCGCCGGAAGATCGTTTTATCTTCAATATGCAGAAAGATTTTGACAATCAGGCTGGTAACAAAAAGCTACGCGATGCTAGCCCCGAAATGTATGATCAATACAAAGACATGACTACCATGCTTGCGCCGATACCGGGCAAGACAGCGGAAGCGCTAGGCATGCTTGCGAAGATATTGCCAGAAGGCGTGCAGAGTGAGCGTATTTTAGCGATGGCCGCGAAGATGTCAGAAAGTGGTGTCAAGCGCATATTAGACTCGATTCTTACTCAGGGCGTTATCGGTGCTGGTCAAGCAGTCGGCGATGCGGCGAAGAAGCAAGAAGAGATCAACCCGCTTAGCGTGGGTATCGGTGCAGCCGCAGGCGCTCTAGGTGGTGCCGCGTTTGGTGGTTTTGAAGAATTACTTGGTAAATTAGCTGGTCGCGGTGCCGCTCACGCAGCGCCCGAAATGCTTGATCAGCCCAATGTCGATATGGATTCACGCTTGGGCGATATGGTGGCTAACGGTCACATCGATATGTCTGATCCTGAATTTGCCGGTATGGATGGTTTGCTCGGTGGTCTTGGCGGCGGTGGTTCACGCGCCGAGAAGAAAGCCGCAGAGCAGGCGATATTCGCGCAACAAATACGCGAAGCCGAGCAGGCACTAAAAGAGCGCCAGATGCAAGAAGCGTTAGACGCCGAGAGAAATGCACCTGCGCCGATGGTTGTAAGCCCAATAGATCTAGCACCGCCACCTAAGCCCTTTGTGCCGCCTCCTGCGCCTCCGAGGCCGTTCATAGATAGAAACATCAATCAAAGTTATTTAGACCTCTCTCAGGCGCCTCGTAGCGAGGTCGAGCAAATGCGTGGTCGCATGAATAATGTTTTGCCACGATCCGAAGCCGCTCCACCCGTTCGTCAGGCAGTATCGCCGATGGATCTTGCGCCACCTCAAGCGCCGAGCGGTCCAGCGACTAAGAGCGCGAGACAAACAGCGGATGAGAAATTTGCATTAGCGATTCAAGCGATCGAGAATGCGCGACCAGATACTATATTGGCAGCACAAGAAGCTGCTAAGAAGGCGATGCCGCGTGGTGCTAGTCCAGAATTTAGAAAGCCTTACGACGATCTGGTTACGAAAAAACTAGCAGAAGCGCAGCAAAGACATATCGAAGAAGCTAGAGTCAGCCAAGAAGTCGACAATAAGATGGCATTGCAGGGCAATGCTGAGCAAGCTGATTTGCCTTTGTATTCCGATCCGGCTCATCGCGAGATTGAGTCAAAGATGTTCCCGAAAGCTTTGCATGCGGTCGAGTATCCACAGCAGCACGGTACAGGAGCCGATCAGGCCAAGTATCACGAACCGATACCCGTATCGCCTTGGGAATTAGACGATCCGCAACTTCAGGGCTTTATTCGCCAGGCTGAGATCGAACAACGCTTGACGCGTACCAATTCTAAAACGACTCGCGAAAAGTGGAAAAACTTCGGCGAAGTCATGAGCCAAGAAGCACAACGCCGCGAAGTTCGTCGCGTGAAAGGTTTACCGATTCACGATGATCCAAATGTTCCAACAATGGAGCAATTGAGTGATGATGATTTGCATAGAATTATAAGTAACGGTCAGCCAGAGCAATCGCTAAAGGCAGCGGATATAATTTTTAGTCGCGAAGCGAACCCAGTTATGGAAGCGCCAACCGCTGAACCGCCCCTCGTCGAAACACCACCGCCAGCGCATGAGCCAATCCAAGGCGAAGCCCGCACAATGCGGATACAAGACGAAAACGGCAATGTCGCCGTCGGTCACGATGTTGCCGAATACGCGAAGCCGGTAAGCGAAATTGAAGATCCAGCTTTACGTAGTGCCGTTGAAAAAATGGCATTAACTCAGGTCGCACGCAAAGAGGCCGAATATGTCTTTGATAATTTCGGCGAGCGCCTATATGAAAAACTAGGCGGTAGCTTAGATGGTAAAGACTTGCAGGTCGGCCCCTATACGATTCCTGCGCCTAAGAAAGTGCGTGAATTAAATCAAGCGGGTAAAGCCGAAGAAGGTAAGCTGCGCGATGAGCTATCCGATCATTATGTTGATGGTTTCCTCGGTGAAGGATACACGACTACGCCAGGCGTTCAGCCTGCAGCCTATGCTAAGGTTCCGCCTTTAGGTGCAACTATCGAAGAAAATGCCAAGATTCTCGCTGTATTGCAAAATCGCAGATCTGAGACATTAAAAGAGTACGAACGGGCGAGCGATGTACTGAAAGCTTTAAACCCCGGCGCAGGCCTGTCTCACAAAGTTGGTATTACTGTTAATGGTGAAGATATCACGGTTAAGGTGCATTACCGGCAAGAATCTGACGCTAGAAAATTCCTATGGGATGAGTTTGCCGCTAAGCAGAAACGCAATCCTAGCCTTGATCCAAAAGAATACTTTGCTGAGCGATTCGCCGAAGATGCCGCAGCTTTGAAAACTGACGCATCGACTATCGAAGCATTTATCGCCAGATTGCAGCGCAATAGCGATGGCTTCCATAATGCATTAGCGAAGATATACGAAAATCCCGCCTTTGCTTATGACAAGAAAGTGTCAACTGTTAAGGCTCCTAGCGGCACAGGCTTTAAAGGCATTGCTAAGAAAGCCGCAGCCGAAGGGATAAAAGTCCCACCTGTTCAAGCCGCAGTTAGGCCGGTCATGGGCTTTAGCGGTCTGCTGGCAATGTCTGATGGCGCAGCTTTTGCCGATGATGGCTCAGGCGAACAACATCGCAACGATGTAGAAATGCGTGCTGGCGCGATGCTTGCTGCTGCTGCTATTGGTGGCCCAGCGCTCGGCCGGTTACTCAAGACGAAGATCGGTAAAGGCATGGTCATGTATGCTGACGCTCTCGATCACGTCATGAAAGTCGACGATATCCTTGGCAACAAGGCTAATGCGCGATTGAGCAATATGATCCTTGACGCGACTACGCAGGCGACACAGTTAAGCTTTGGCGTACACTTCGACTCTCAAAACGAGAAGGCACGCGCATTGTCTGAATTGATTGAAGGCTTAGTTACTCCTGAAATGGCTTTCAAGAATCCACCGAAGGGCAGCGCGTTCGCCTCAATGAATCAAGCCCAGAAACAAGCAATTATTGGCTACTATGCTATACGTAAAACTCTAGCCAAGAAAGTGAAAGGCTATGTCGACTCGATTGAAGGCTATTTGAACAATGCGCGTGTACCTCAGGCCGATCGCGATAAGCTCGCAAAAGCGCTTGGAGTCGGTGTTAAGTCTTATGGTGGCGTTGGTCCTGAGCTGAATAATTCGCTTGTCGTGCTGAAAAACTTGGCGCGTGATATGCAAGGCGGAAGCCATATCCCCGAAGGTGGCGAGCGTGTCGTAAGTATACTTTCCGGCAATTCGATGGATTTCTTCTTCTTATGGAATCCGGCTCACCAATTGCTAAATTTAGGCGATTCGATTATTTCTGGCTCGTCGCGTGTCGGTCCCTTGAATATGCTAAAAGCCAATCTGAATATGATGAATGGTGATATGCGTAAGATTATGAAAGATGCCAATTTATTTGGCTCATTCAAGCAAGATCGCGCACAGCTCGGCTCTTTGGGCGAAGGTCCGACCGTGCTACACGGTAAGCTAGAAGACCCATTCCACTCCGATGAATTTAACGCTAATCGCGTGGCTTTAGGCGCTTGGCATCAATTCCATCAGCTAAATAAAGAAGCTCTTGCAAAGGCAGGCTTTAGAGATAGTAATGCCTTCGTTAAGGCAATGGTGACTGATTCTAAGAGCGTACCGGCTAATGTGAAAAGCGAAGCGTGGAATCACATGATAGAAGCGCAAATGCGCATTCTTGGCGTCGATCCGCTCCGTGCAAATCCCAATTGGATACGCAGGCAAAAGACTGGCGATCTGTCGGTTATGAAATTTGCTAATCAGCCGGTACGTATGGCCCGCATGCTGCATGAATATGTGAATAAGGGCCAGTGGGATAAGATCGGGATGTTTATGGTCTTAACTACGCTGATTGGCGGCGATGCTGTTATTCCTCAGTCGATGCAGTTGCTCGGCCAATATACTGCGCCGGAAGAAACCGCACGATTAAAACGCATTGCGCACTCGATGTCCATTCCCGGTTTTATCTCTGATCACGTACCCGGTGCAGCCTCTTATCTCCCTGAACTGTCTGGCAAACTTGGTCATGATCCTTGGGTGCCTATGGGTTTTGGTGCACCAGCAATGGTTGCAGGTGTAGCTGGCAATGCTGCGATGAAGGGCTTAGAAACGCTTGGGGCGATTGGTGCCCATGATACCGATAAAGCTGCAAAGTCAGGCTATAAAGCCATTAAATCAAGCGCACAGATGGGACTAGGCGGGCCGTTTGGCGAAATGTTTAGACTCGGCGAAGCTGCTACAAAATCAGTAGCAGGCAAAGAGACGATTTATAATTATCCTCCTTTTCTTGGTGGTACTCAACCTATAGGCGATCCATACACGCTTGAATATAACAAAGTTGCTAGCGGTCGTATGTATCCGATCTTGGATGCATTGCTACCGGGCGACATGGTTGACACGTATCGCCACAAGCAGAGCCAGGCCGAGCGCCACTACGCTAAGGGTCGAAAGAACCCGTCGTACTTCTTCGATCATAAATTCGGTCAGTAATTGCTTTGCTTGAACCACGAAGACTACATTGATTGTAGTTAGTGGGGAAAAGTTTTGTGAGTCAAACAAATGTTGAAGAAAAAGCCAGTATCGAAGCCAATGCCGAAGAAGCCAATGGCGAAGAAAAGCGACGTGCGCGAGGAAGCGCAGGAAATGGCGCTAGTAAAGACCTTCGGGCAAAAGATGAAGAAAGTACAGCGCTAACCGTTACGCTGGGACAAGACGTATTCTTTCATCGTCCGAGCGGCGAAATCGTCGCTGCAAAAGTTATCTCAGAAATGAGCGATAAGAAAAAAGTTGCAATTGTCTGGTGGTCCGAAGGGGCGATCAGTAAATCTTGTGGCGAGAAGAATATCGCTATCGGGTTTAAAAAAGGCTGTATCTGGCCGAATTTAGAAGAGTTGAAAATCGCGATAAAGATTGAGTCAAAAGGGCTTACCGTCTGAGCAGTTGAATAAGGGCGAAGCTCTTATAATCGCTCGTCAAGCTCAAGAAGACGAACGACTCAGGCACGAAGCAGCAATACAAGCAAGAGCCATCCTGTACTTAACCGCTGAATTAAGCGAAGAAAGTATGGCGATGGAACTTGCCGCATGTAAGGCCGATTTCTTTTACTGGTGCGAAAACTACGCATGGCTAGACGAGCCGAGATCCTCGATTCAGAAGATCCCGGCTTTGCTTTATCCGTTCCAAGTCGATGCCGCTAAGAAAATCATGAGCATGGCGGAAGAGACTCTTGATACAGAAATAAAGCACGATATCTTAGTAGAAAAGACTCGCGATATGGGCTGGTCCTGGCTTATGGACTTGATCGCGGTTTGGTATTTGATCTTCCATCAGCGCTCCGTATTATTCGGATCACGCAAGGCTGAGCTAGCCGACAAGATTGGCGATATGAAATCGCTGCTTGAGAAGTGTCGATTCATCATCAAGAATCTTCCTGATTGGATGTTGCCGCCTGGTTTCAACCCAGATAAGAATATGGGCGAGAATCTAATTCGCAACCCTAACGGCGGCGCGATATCTGCTGATTCTGCCTCGTCAGACTTCGGCCGAGGTGATAGAAAATTCTTTATTGTTCTTGACGAATTTGCGTCTTGGGCTTATGACCATGCATCCGCTCAGGCGTGCTCTGAATCGACATCTTGTCGCATATTTATCTCGACGCCTAAAGGGCCTTTCGGTAAATTCGCGGCCATGCGTAAGGGCACCGACAAAGTAAAGCCTGAGATTATCACTTCGCATTGGACGCAGCACCCGACTAAATCTGCCGGTATGACCATCGATCAGGATGGCAAGCCGACATCGCCATGGTACTCCGAACGAGTAGCTAAATTAACACCTGACGAAATCGCAAGCGAAATCGATATCAATTACGCGACAAGCGCACGCGGTTTGATCTTCAGCGATTATAACGTCGATTGGCATAGCAGAAAAGGGCTTAAGCACTTCGATAATAAGCCGATTATCCGCGTGTGGGATCCGGGCGGCGAGTTCTGCGTGTTGTTCATGCAAGTTGATTCTTACCGTCGAGTTCTCGTATTCCGCGAGATTCATATTGTCGATGCGCATATACGTGACGTAGCGAATGAAGTGCTTTATCAATCGCATAAGTATTTCCCTGATTGTGAATTTATTGACTACGGCGATCCGAATGGCAACAACCGCAACAATTCAGCAATAGACAAGCCTGAATTTGAAGTGCTCCGCGACGAGTTCGACATCTACGTTGATACGACTTGGGCGGCTGGTATGCCTTCGAATATGAAAGTTAAAAACAGAATCATCGCGATTCACAACAAATTGCGCGAATCAGTACCAGCTTTGAAAACATTTGGATTATTGATCGATCCGGCTGGGTGCCCGAATTTAGAACACGCAATGTTGGAAGGCTATCGCTACAAGATCGATTCGCATACAAAACGCGTACTAGAAGTGGTGGCAGAGGAACACCCTTACGAAGACGTCGTAGATTGCTTGGGTATGGGAATCCTCGCAGAATTAGGACTAGGCACAAAAGCTGTGTCAAGTACGAATGTGAAGGTCGAGAAAAATATTGTCAGCTGGGGCGCTTACGCACGGCGAAAAAGATCAGGTTAATAGATGTTTGAAGCTCGCAATTTTTACGTAGGAAACGTACCCGCATTAACGTCGGATTATTGGGATCCGATTGTAATGGAATTGCGTGACGAGCTGCAGTACTACGACGAAGCTAGCGCAGAGCTGCGTAATATCAAGTGGCCTATGTGTGCCAGGGCTTATCTCTGTCGGCGCGATCTGCCTGAATTAGAATCGATGGAATTTTTGGATTCATCGCCATACGGTGAAACTGACATTTTTGATGGTGTCAATTTCATGACGGACGCGACCATGAATGCCCATATGCCGCGTGATCAATCCTATATAGACTTGTTAGCTTACGATCAAGAAGATCAAGCGTCTTTGAATGACGTTCGCGATCTGTTGATGTCGCTATTCCGTAAAGCCGATTTGCGCTCGCAGTACGCGAAGCACGTCAAGCAAACATATATCTATGGTACTTCGGCGCTGTGGTGGCAATGGCGCAAGCGTATCGCGTGGAAGAAGTTCGGCCCAGCCGAGACTATGCGCAGACTGCAAGACGCTGGCACAGAAGTTAATCCAGAGACATTCCAGGCCGACTACAAAGGGAAAAATATAAAATTCCCTGTCACTACATTTAATGGCCCGGTCGTTCGACCGATAGACATTTTTGATTTCTGGATGGAGCCAACCGCCGATCTGTCATGCGATGGCGATTACGGGATTATCACAAGATTCTACCTGACGATGGCAGAGCTAGAAGGCGCTGTTGATGCTGACGGTAAACCCAAATATGAGAATCTAAAAGATCTCGTGCCTAAGACGCTAGACGAGATTTATTCTAAGGTGCCAGAGCGCCTAGAGATTATCAAAGATCTCGGCATGAATCCTTTAGCCAATGGCAAGCAGAGCATGGCTCTTGTGCCTATCTATCTATTTCATAAGCCGGTCAGAACGTTTGACGCCGATAAAGGCAATTCTTACGTTGATACTTTCTTTTATCTCGCCGAAACAAACGATCAATCGCAATATCGCTTGATTCGCGTCGAGGACAATTCGAATATAAGCGGATCACGTGGCATTTACGTCGATACATATATCGATATGCCTGGCAGCGCATACGGTATCGGAGCTGTCGAGAAATCAGTCAATTCGTGGGAATACAAAAACGTCGTTGCCGCTCTCGGCCTTAACGCTCAAGTCTCCGCTGTGTTTCCTGCTTATTCAATTATTGCCGGTGTCGTGCCGAATGACGGCGCTGTTAAGTTCTCGCCCGGTTCGCTGACTGTAATCAACAATAAACCGCAAGTAGGCTTGAACTATATCGCTCCGATGCCTGTGCCGCAAAACGGCGTACAAGTCGGTCAACAGGTCGAGCAGTGGCACGGTCAGAAGATCTTGTCGCAGATGCAAGCCTATGGCGCGATTAAACAAGATCCTACGAAGTCGATCAAGCACTCTAAGACCGCGACCGAGATCAATACAGAATCTACAAGCGGTTCAGTCGTTCGCGATAACTTCCTTGAAAAAATGTGCCTACGCTCGCTTGAGCCGCTGATTCAAGATATTTATGACAATGCCCGCGAATCGCTTGACGATCCGATTATGCACTTCGACCGCACGACGGACGAAAAGACTTCGCTCGGGCAAGTCACGCCAGATCAGTTAAATAAAGAACGTCGCGTAGTTGCTACCGGCTTCCACGGCATGGTTAACAAGCAGCAAGAGATCGAGCAGCTGCAGCAAGCTTTACAGATTATGACGACCGGCAATGCGCTTGAACAGTTGCCGAATCTCAAGCCAGTTTTACAAGATCTCGTATTCAAGTTATTGGGCCGTTTAGGCGTAAGAAACTTAGAAGAATACAAAGCCTCGGCTATACAGATTCTTATGCAAGATCCGCAAGTACAGGCGCAGATACAGCAATTCGTTCAAGAGCAAGCGGCACAACTGGTAAGCGGAGCACCGCCACAACCAGGAATGCCACCACAAGGGGGAATGGATGGACAGCCAGGAGCAGGACAACCGGCAGCACCGCCAATGGCGCCAGCTGGACAAGCCGCAGGCTAGGTTAACTGACGACGATCGCAGAGCTATCGCGCTTCAGAAGCTAGTTGCTACGCCGGAGTGGCAAGCAGTAATCGAACAGAAAAATGTGTTTTTAAAAGAAACATCGAAATCGATTCAACTAAATGACGTAAATCAATTGCTTGGCTATTTCACTTCATCGTTAACTAGAGATACGTTAGAGCAATTTATCGCACAAATCGAGCAAACGGCAGCTAAAGCGCCAGATCCAGCCGATTTTAGAGAGTAGAGGAAAGTATGGAATTTAACGAGCAGATGGAAGAAGCGGACAAAATAATTGCAGAAGAAGCGCCGGTTGAACCCGCTGCGCCTGCAGTTGACGATGCCGTATTTCTAAAAGTAATGAATGAGCTAGCTAAATTGGGCGCAGCCGCTCACGTACCAGCTCAGCAAGCACCCGGCCAAAAAGTAAGTAATTTCGCTGTCGCTGCTAAAGCTCTCGCTGACGAAGGCGTGTCGCCTGCTGCGATTGCTCGATACAAAGCTTTGAATGATGCTATTGACCGCGACAAGCGCGAAGAAAGTCAAGCACTTGCGGCCATACAGCGACAAGAGCAATTTAACGTAAGCGTATTCGAATTGGCATTTGAAGCTGTTGACGAAGTCGCTGCCGGTATTCCTGCAATCAACAAGCGCCCAGCTTTGAAAGAAGAGCTAGTCGCAAACATGGATGAACTGGTGGCCCGTGACAAGCGCTTTGCTGATATCAAAGCCGCAGTCGCTGCAGGTCAGAAGCCATCGAAAGCACGTATGAAAGTAGTTGCTGCTGAGGTGACTGACAAGCTGGCGAAAGATCTAGAGATCACTGTCAAGCCTGGCACTTTAGACATCCAATCTTCGAAACCGGTTGCGAGTGAATCGCAAGCGACAAACATTTCTGAACTGCCAAAGGCAGCCCAACAAATACATGGCATCGTGCTTAAAGCGACCGGCGATCCAAAGAAAGCAATGCAACGCGCACTAGAGTTAGTTCGCGGCTAAGGAGCAAAAACAAATGGCACTTACTGGATTTAGATATTTTTCCGCTGACGGTTCCGGCCGCGATCAGCTCACGGAAGATTTTCAGCTCGGCGCTTCACAGACTGCTGTGGATGGCGACGCGATGGTCTTCACTCTCGGCAAGCTTGTAGCTGCTGGTTCTTCAACAACTCAAGTCGATTTTATCATGGCTGAGTCGGCTACCAGTACAGCAACTTCACTAGTTAAACCTAAAGTGATGCTTGCTAAAAACGGTGGCCTGTTCAAGATTGGTTTCACCCCCTTGCTCGATAAGCTCGCTTGTTTGTCTGGTGGTACAACTACTTCGATCGTTCATAACACAACTGGTTATTCTTCAAACGATTTCCAAGGCGGTTTGGTTTACAGCCATGCTACCGGTGAGACTCGCTTGATCTCTGCCTCTGCTGCCACTACTGGTACTTTGACAGTTGTTGAACCTTTGACCCGTGCTCTCGTAGCTGGCGAAAAGATTTCCGTAATTCCTTATGGTCCCGGTGCTTCTCCTAAGCTCGGTTCCGCTGGCCGTACCTTGTCTTCGGCAATTGCTGATAAGACTGGTGGCGCTGTTCAAGTAATGGCTGTAGATATGCTTAACCGCGTGGCTACTGTTCGCTTTAAATAATCTGTAGACGCTGCGACCGCCTTACATTCTTTCAATGAGTTAAGGCAAAATGTCTACCAAATCAACTGATTTTCCAACCGCTCTAAAAAACACTCTTCATGATGTTTTCGAAGCAACTTGGACTGACGAAGGGCTACAGTGCGAAAAGGTTTTCGACGTAGAAACTTCAACTGACGCTTACGAAGATGAGCTGCAAATCCAAGGTCCAGATTCTATCCCGTTGTCATCTGAAGGCGCTGTATTTGAGCGCGTTGAGATTGAGAATATCCGCTCCAAGCGATTCACTCACGTTATCTATAAAGGTGAAATCAAAGTGACTAGAGAGGCACTTGATGACGTGAAATTTAAACAGTGTACCAACGCTGTGAAGAAATTAGCCGAAGCTGGCGTTCGTACAATCGAGCAAGCTGGCGCAGCCAATTTGTACAACATGTTCACCACTGAGTTGTCACCAGACGGCGTGTCTGTGTTTAACGCAGCTCACCCCCTGAACAACCCTCTAGCCACTGCTCCTAGCGCCACTGGCCGTAACTACGGTACCGGTACTCTAAGCGGTCCTAACATCGGCGCAGCTCGTATTCTCGGTCGCAAGACTCCTGATGAGCACGGCTCACCTACTCCTTTCATGCTCCGTCAGCTTATTGTCGGACCAGATCTGGAAGATGTATCCGAAGCTATCAAAGGCACTCCGTTAGTGCTCGGCAGCAATAACAACGATAAGAACATCCCTGGATCGAAAATCGATGAAATTGTTGTGCTGGATTACCTGGCTGGTGCACCGACTAACCCTGACAAGCTCTGGATTCTTCGCGACAAGAAGAAAGCTAGAAACAAAATGTTTTGGCGCGTCAAGCCTGAACGGACCCTCGTTAAAGAAGAAGGTTCCGGCGATTGGCTGTACAGGCTATATTTCCGTCTTTCATTCGGTTCATCCGATTGGCGCGGTATCTTCGGTTCTGATGGTTCTGGTAACGCAACTGTCTTGTTCTAAATTGGGTGAGCGATGTCTGCTAGTACGTATATGGCGGTCGTTGACCGCGTTTTGCAAAATGCTGGCGAGCAGGCTATCGCTAACTCGACAAACTTCGCTAATGCAACTGGTGCCGAATTAACTAAGGTCCAGTTGCAGGCTAAGTTATTCGTAGACAAAGTACATAGACGCATAATGCGTAAATTGAAAGGGCGGTTTTTCACTAGAAAAGCTACCCTTTCTTTGCTTTCTTCTACTAATTCATACGCTTTGCCGACCGGTGTGTACGGCGAAGATCTGAAGCCTGATTCTGTATTTATTACGACTGCGGCTTATGCTCGTGGCCCGCTTAAGTTTATGGAATACGACAAATGGATGGAAAATTTTCCAGGTGGCGAAACTTCTAAGGGTACTCCTTTCCGGTGGTTCCTTTATCCACCCGATGGTACTGGCGTCGATCACGTAGGATTTTCACCACCTCCGATCGCTGCTATGACTGTACAGTTTGAATATTTCCTCGTGCCATCACCTTTAGTTCTATATAGCGACACGGTTGCTATTCCTGAAAGGTCAGAGGATATTTTATGGGACTTCGGCCAAATGTGGCTAGAGGTCAGTAAATCAGAGGGCAAAGCCGCTGATTTCGCATCGATTTTAGATTCTTTATTCGAAGAATTACGACAAACAAATTTAGGGCCGATTGAGAAGCCCCCAGCTATCAATTTTGGCCGCATGAAATTAGGCGGTGGCATACGTGGACGCTATAACTAAAGCAAGCGTCTTAAAACGCCTCCTATCGCTCTGCCTTGCATTAGTCTTGTCTGTTTCTGCGTCTTGTGCGCAGAAGTCTAACGCGCCGCAACAAAGCGCGGTACAACCTGCACCGGCAGCGCAAACAGAGTTATCACAAAAAGGCGTATCGCTTAAAGTCGACGTAGTTACGCCATCGAAAGGTCTGGCAACTAACGTTGCTGACTTGCTCCGCGATCCAGAGTATGCCCGCGTTCTAAATAACCTGCACATGCTTAAGCGTGGCGTATGGACTTCGCGTGGCACGGGTGTAACTAAAGAAGTCGGCACTGCTTTTAACAGCGGTGCGCAGATCTTGGAGATGGCACCGTACACAGATTCAGCGGGTACGTCCTATCTAATTATTCAAGCTGGTAGCAAGATATACGCCTATAACACGGCGACTCAAGCATCAACGGAAATCGGCACAGGTTTCGCAACTACGAATGTTCCGTGTATTCGCACGTACAAATCAGATGAAGTTTACCTCGTTAATGGCGACGCGCAGCCTTACAAGTGGGATGGCAACTTAGCGAATGACTTTACAGCCATTACAGCTATTCCGGCGATCGCCTCGCGCACATTAACAAAGCCTAGATTTATTGAAGAATACGCAGGCCGCCAAGCTTTCGCAGGCTTCCAAGATTTCCCGTCTACGGTCTTATTTAGCGGCTTCAACACTTACGGTACATTCGGCATATCTACTCCGCAATCTGCGACTGATGCTGGCTGGATCGACGTACCTTATTCACTCGGACCAATTACTGGTATTCACACTTTGCGCCTGTATTCTAACGAGTACGTTTTACTCGTTGGTTGTAAACGTGGTGTAGCACTAATTACAGGTACTGACGCTCTGACGTTCCAATCGATCGAAGCTACTCGCGAATTTGGCATACCGTCAAATCGCACATGGGTACAAGTCCAAAACGACCTTTATTTCATGGCGACTGATGGCATTAGGGCTTATGGCTCTAACTCTCTGCAATCGCTTCTTAATGCTTCCAAGTCTTATGCCGTGCAAGATTTAGCCAACAGAATTAATAAGGCTACCGCTGACACGGCTTTCGCTTTCTATTACCCAAACTCGCACGAAGCGCAATTCTGGGTGCCGATCGATAGCGATACGACGCCTAAAAATGCAATTGTTGCAAATTTCAATACGGCTGATCCGAATAGTCCGACTGACGAATACGACACTAGGGCGATTTTCTCAACAAAAGACGGCTTGACGCTCTCTTGTGCGACACAAGTTGCGGGTGTCGCGTACAGCTCCGAGATGGCCGGATACTTGCTTAGGATGTACTCGGGCGACGATTATGATGGTGCGGCGATTAACTGGTCTTACGTATCTCCGTTGATCGGTGCGAATAGTCCAGCGCAAGAAGCGAGCCTTGTTAAATTCGTAATTCTCACGGAAGGCGCAGCGCAGCAATATACGGCTGAAGCTTTCACCGTAACAACTATGTCGAATGGCATCACTAAGTGGATACCGCAAGACAGCAAGGTCTTAAGCGCTACCGGCGCATCAGTAAGCGACATAGGAACGTGGAAGACGGGCGGATCAACGACTACTTCGTATCCGAAATTTATGGATTTTTTCAGCAAGGGATCTGGCCGTTATTGGGCCTTGCGACTTAAGGGAAGTTCGACAAGTGATCAGATCGATCTAGTCGGCGCGACATCAATTCTAACCGTCGGCGGTTGGAGACAGTAAGGAATTTTCAATCATGTCTAACCATTTTTACCCTCAACGAGTCTTTACTGCAGCCGCTGTACCTATTCGTTCTATGGGCACTTTGCCAACAGTAGCACCACCTGTATTGACCGATCCGACTCTAGCTCATGGCCTTGTTAACGAAACTGGCTTAGTGTCTATTGGTGTATCTGCCGCATGTACAATCGAGTTATATCTATTTTCAAATGTTATGGGTTGGGTGCATCCATCAAGCGGCTCCGCTGGTTACTCTAAAACTTTCACTGAGGCCGCTTACGATTATTTCGTAGCATCGCCAGGTGATCGCTTCTATATCAAATCGACAGTCGGCGTAACTGGTTACAGTGATGGCGATAAATTAGGTGGTGTGAATCATGGTTAAGAAGCTAATAGCGCTTCTGGCTTGTTTCTGCTTTGCTTTGCCCGTATCGGCGCAGCAATCAACACCCGGTTTGGGATGGTCCACTAGCGGCACGCAGGTATCAAGCGATCAGCCTTTCTTGATGACATCGAACCAACCAGGCGCATCGCAAGAACGTGCGCTGGATGTTGCGTCGCCACAACTTACAAAAACTGACAATGGCGCAAATTCTACTTTTGTGATCGGCTTAGGTCCGGTTTTGTCGTATTGGTATTCGACAGGTGCAACCACTCAACAAGCCGCTGCCAACGCAGTCTTAGACTTCCCGTCCAAAGCTGCCGGTGACTTGTTCTATTACAACGGCACCAACGTTGTTCGACTTCCAAAAGGTGCCAATTCCACTGTTGTCGGTGTCGATAGCGGTGGCACGTTTGGGTACTATTCGCCTGGCGGTTCAGGGACAGTTACAAATTTTATCTTAGGTTCATGGCCGAGCTGGTACACGCCTTCCGTTACGCTGTCGACTTCTACCCCGACGCTCGCTGTTGCGATGACTTCTGGCCTGACAGCCAATCAAGTGCTTGCAACACCCAACTCTGTTACCGGTGCTGTCGGCTTACGCTCTTTAGTCGCCGGTGACATTCCAAACATTTCTGCAGCAAAGATTACTTCCGGCAACCTTGCCAAAGCGCAACACGCGACAACCGCAGTATTTAACGACCAAGCCAACACCTACACGGGTACATTCACACAAAACTTCGGTGCGTCAACTCAAACTCTTGTTATCCCTGTAAAGGCATCCGGTACAACTACCGGTGAGATTGCGCTTAATTCGACCGACTTAGAATTTCGCAGCGCAGGCGTAACAAACAAAGCTGCGAAACAGGCTACAACTATTTCAACAACTTCGCCCTTGTCCGGTGGCGGCGACTTGTCCGCAAACCGCACGCTGACCCTGGGCACCGTTGATACTTCCAAGGGCGGCACGGGGCTGACTTCTTTCACTGCTGGCGATACTCTCTACTACGCATCTGGAACAACTCTTTCGAAAGTTGCAATCGGCGCGAGTGGTACTGTGTGGAAATCCAACGGTACAGCTCCGACATGGGGCACAGTTGGTGGTTCTTTCGGTGGCGATGGCAGCGCCGGTGCGGTAACCAAAGGCGCGGTTACTGAAACTACACAATTGCAACTTAATGCAACTACTTTCTCTCAGACAGTATCGACTACTTGGGCGCCGCTAAGCGGCACGATTGTTAATGCTACGAGCACAATCACCCACAGCGGCACGACGAATGTGGGTGCAGGGAATCCTGGTGGTAAATACGGCGGTGCAGGCATTGGCGGCGGCATGGTCCATGCTGGTCTTGGTGGCTCTGCTGGTTCTGGTGGCGGCTACAATGGTGGCGCATCCGGTGACACTGGGGCTAATGCTTCAATCGGCGTTAGTACTCATCCGGGTATGCCTGCTTTAAACTTTGGCCTAAGACCCGGTGGTTCAGGCGGGAGTGGCGGAGTAGCAACATCCCCTGGTGGCACTGGTGGTGGTTTACTGGTTGAGTGTGCGGTCGGCGCTTGGTCGAACAGTGGCACTATAAATCTTAATGGCGGTGCTGGGTCGAATGCTGGTGGCAGCACTGATTATGTTGGTGCTGGCGGTGGAGCTGGTGGGACTTTTTACGCTGGCAGCCAAACATCGTGTACCAACACAGGAACGATTAGCGCTGTTGGTGGCGCTGGCGGGAATGGAGCGGGCACATACGCAACTGGTGGCCCAGGCGGTGGCGGGGGCTGGATAGTATTCCATTCGCCTTCCAATACTAACGGCACAAGAACGCTTACCGGTGGTGCAGCCGGTACGGGTAGTAGCGGTATGACTGCGGGCGGCGCGGGTCAAGCGGTTTCATTGACTGGCACCCCAAACTTACCTCTATTTACTTCAATGCAGTCCGACAACTTTGCCCGCATGAAATCTATCGCTTTGGCTCACAAGGTTCTTAACTTTCCATCGAAAGAAGGTTTCGACGTAGAGCTAACCCAACGCGAAGCCGCTCAAGCTTGCAGCCGTGGAAGCGTTATTCAGTTTGCAAAATTGGTTGATGGCAACATGGAAGAATCGACTTGTATCGAAATCGGCGACCACGTAAAGGGGCTAGACAATGCTTCGTAGAATAGTTTTAATATGTGCACTGCTGAGCGTTTTTACTCAGCCTGTAGTAGCAGGTGATCGCACCTATCTTATATACCAGCAAGGCGAGCAAAGATCTTCTGATATGTGGGTCGGTCCTGAGCCGACAAAAGAGCAGATCGGCGAATTTGCGCATGCTTTGCCGTGGATGCCTGCCGCCGATGAGAATGGCGTGATAGATCGCAACCCGCTTAATTACGTAAATGCTAATGGTAATGTACGTAGAGCACCGCCAGTTGTAGAGGTTGTTGAGACTAAGCCGGTGCCTAATGTCGATCAATTCTTCGAAGATATGATCATGTCAGGTAAATTTACAGAAGAAGAAATCGTCAAGGCGCTTATTGCTTCGAAAGTCAAAGATGACACTAAGCGTAATGGTTTGATATTGCAGATGGTTGCAGGTAGTACGCCAGAGCGCCAGCAAGAGCTAGCAGACATCGCAAAGAAAAATGCGGTCGAATTACCGATAGGCGATCCAAATGGATCCCCGTAAGGTCTTCGGACAAAATCAACAATACATAAAGCCTAATCAGCCGATTGCATATCAGACTCAATTAGGGCCTGCTATGCGATCGGCCTTTATAGACTGGCAAAGAGAAATGGCGAAGTCGGGGCATGACGTTCATTATGATCCGTCGCCGCAGGCTGATTATGATATGCCAGGTTTCTTTCGTGGGCTTGTAGAAGGCCATCCAAGGGCGCAGCAGGGTATTAATGCAAACGATCATGAAATGCATTACGATGATTTTTGGAAGACTCCATATCATAATAGTTTCTCGGCGGATTCTCAGTGGGCGGATCAATCCAAAGCGCCACAGTGGATAAATGGCTATCAATTAGTTGAGCCGTCGGGTGCTGAAGTATTTAACGAAAAAACGCGTAAGCGGTTCGGTCAATCTGTCGATCAATAACTGCGCGCAAGTACCAATAACTGCGCATAACGGTAAATAGCTGCGCGTAAGTATAATAACTGCGCATAGATTGCTTGGCTAATAGCCGCAGTCGTAAGCTGTTTGCATGGAAATATCAGCACGCGGCCTTCAGAAACTTAAGAATCGCGAAGGCTTTAGACCAAAACCTTATTTATGTTCGGCGGGCAAATTGACCGTCGGATACGGCACGCGGATATCTAAAGAGCAAGGCGAGCATTACAAGGCTCACCCGATTACTGAAAAAGAAGCTCACGATCTGATGATGCCGCACGTTAAATCGAATATCGCGTTGATCGGTCGTGTCGTTCGCGTACCGCTTACGCAGAATCAAGTCGACGCGCTTGCCAGCTTTATTTACAACATCGGCGAAGAAGCTTTCGAGCGTTCGACGATGGTTAAGAAGCTTAATGCCCGCTTGTACAGTGCAGCCGCTGAGCAGTTCGCTCGCTGGGTCCACGATGACAACGGCAAAGTTATCCCCGGTTTAGTAACTCGCCATGCCTCCGAGCGTGATCAGTTCCTCGGCAAAATTTAGAGGTTTGTATGTCAATGTTTAGCGTATTTCAGAAAATTGGTGGTCTTGTATCCGGCGCGAAGAAAGCCGCAAATATTGTCGGCGATGTTGTCGAAGCGGCCGAGATCTTAAACCGCGACGAAGATCATAACGGCAAGCCGGACATTCAGGACAAGATGGAATTACTTTCGGCGATACTAGTAGCGGCTGGCAAGAATCACCTTGAGCAACTAAAGAAAGAATTTGCCGAAGTGAAAGCGCTGGCATTGACGATAAAAGCTCAACTAGACGAAGTCCGCGCCGGAGTGAAGTAACATGCTCAAGCACGTCAAGAAAATCGATTGGTCTTTCGCGATACTTACCGGCATCGTTGTCGCTCTAGTATCAGGTCAAATACTTACCGCTCTCGCTAAAGGGCTGTAAAGCTCTGGGGCGATACTGTGGAAAAGCTAACAGCCGCGTCAATCAAAATAATCGTTACGCTGCTGTCAATCCTGACGGCGGCTTTCGTCGTTAACGCGGTCGGTCAAGTAACCGGCAAATTCGCGTATGATTTTCCGCCTGAGCTTATCGCGCTGTGTCAGACCATTTTCGGCGCATCGACTGCGGTATGGTCGATCGGCTGGATAGCTGAGTATCGGGCGAAGAAACAATTTGAAGGCGAGAAAATCGCCGAAGTGTCGATCGGCAAAGATGTAGTTGACGCAGAAGAAATACCAGCAATCGAGCAGTCGATTCTGATAACTGACAAAGCTGCGAGTAAATATGCCGAGCGGGTAGATCATTTAGATAATCTCTACCCGCCCACGCAGAATATAGAAGTGTCGATTATGGAAGTACATGACTAGCATATACGCGCCAGAAGGCGATTTAAGGGGCCTGTAAATTAGTCGACGGTAGAACCCAAGGGCTTAATTCTTGTTCCTCAATGTCAACTTCTTCGCCATTCTCTAAAACGATCTTTGTGCATTGGATTAGACCATTGCTGCATCCAAAATCGCCTTCCTCGCCAATATAGTCACGTCGATTACAATCACATGCATTATTGCCTTCGTTCCAGTAGAATTGTAGATTTTCAACGGTGCCGCCATACATAGCAGATTGATGCTCATGCGTGATGCCGGTTCGCGTATCAAGTAGATAAGCTGTGTATTTCACGACGCCTCACTTTGTTTGGGTTTCTTACTTGTCAAATGCCATCCTTCACAATGGCCGCACGGGTAGACATACGCTATAAATTTTTGATGCTTAGCTGAATCAGTGGCGGCCTTTTCGGTGCCATACCACTTCTTAAGCACGCATCCTTTTGCCCATGCGCGATTAAGCGGTTTAGGTTTCGACACGACGATTATCTTTGTGGATCATAATTTACTCTTTTTGATGGCTAGTTAGCAGTTTGATATTCTTGTTCTAAAAGTTGAATGTAGTCTTCTAATTCTGGTAGGGGAATTGTTTCACCTGCTGAGTCAACGAAAAGCAGATCATCATATCTAATAGTCCACGGCTTAGGAAATCGATGTAAGAAGTGTGCGATCTGACACCATCGTGTTCTGTAAATGTGCCTTTGAATCGTTTGGCATATTACCCCTGCTCTTTGCTGGCTGATATTGAACTCCGCTGCAACGCTCTTTAGTGTTCTTTTTTTTGCTCTGGCTATAAACAGCTCTACATCTCTAGCTGGAAATTTCGATATCAGAGAATTCAATAACTTGTTATTGCTATCATTAATATCAATAGAATAGTCGGAATCAACTCGTATATGAAAAAGCATATCTCTCCTTCTAATCAGCTATAAATTGTGAATCAATCTTAGATAACCGCAAATTTCTTCAGCAGTATCTCTACTGAGTTTCCATTGCAATTGAATACTAGACCGGCCTTCAACGGCAAATATTCTGACATTGCCATGCGAGTCAAATACTGCGCTTCTTGCTCCGTCTTCGATATCTAGTTGACTTGATCCATCGTTAAAATCTGTCCAAGTTACTTTGGGTTCTGCCATCTTCTCTCCTAAAAATTACGGGTGACGTATCGAAACGCCCTATGGCAGCAGCGAACTTTCCATAACCACTCTGGCCCGTAGTGTAGCGGCACTGAGTACCGCAAATTTGTAATTAAGTGCATCCGATTAATAGGTGTAATCTGGAATCACCCTCCGATACGTTGGGCCGTTGTCTACACCATCTTTGATAGCTTCAAAAGCTTTATTGCAAGTTGGGATGAACCAATCGTCACCGTGCTCAACGCCTTTGTCTTTAGCATAGCTGCTGACTAACTCACAAATTGCGTTCATCAAGTCATTGTCTAGCATTGAACTGCCTCCTTGAAATTGCTAATTAACTGTTGATACTTGCTGACTTGACACTCCACCCAATAATCTCGTTATAGCCAGCTTCGCCAGCAATTTTATGAAGACCATTAGCGTCTTGTTTTATGTAGCAGTCATACCGCCAGCCATCAGCAGCATGGCCGTAAAATTTATAACCGTCTTGGTTGGGCAGCACGGCTCTACTTAATAGCTTTCTTTGTGTGGCCAGCTTGTCACATTCTTCTATTGATAAGCCGTGAGCTGCTTTCCTTCGCATTTACCGTACTCCTATTTATCGCCAATTACCGGTAAGCCGGTTACTCTTCTACGTATTCTGTTGTTGGAGTGTAGGGAAACGTAACTGGTACTCTACTCCTACCATCTAGCCAAGACCCGCTGCCATCTTTGGCGCGAAATACTTTGCCTTCAATATCGTAAGCAGTCCCATCCGCTTCCCTGAACACTCTCCCGCATCTGTTGTTTTGATTGGGGCTAGCTTGTGTACCCCACTCGGATTCTTCGCCCGTCAGGGGCTTAATTGGTTCAAAGTTAGCTAATGTTCTGAACAATGTCATTGCATACGGTGCAGACGAACCACTATGACCCTCTTCGGAAAATACTTGAAGTAGTTTCATAACGTGAGCTACTATCCTCTTTTGCATTTCATCCGTTTCTGGTTTGTCCCATCCGGCGATAGCTATTTCTCTTTTTGCGTGTTCAATTAAATTACTCATTTACCTTAGTTCCTTTTATTGTTTATTAACTGTTGTCCGGTCCGGTGTACTCTGAAACGATGCAAGGTAGTTCACCATGATCTCGGAGT